AATGCAGCTTTTACTGCTGCACCATCTTCGCCTTCAAACGAGAATCCGCTATCTTGCCAGCGTCGAACCTGCTCATTAGTAACACCTAGTTGCTGAAGATAACGCTCTGATCTTTCTGTAGGGTTGTTGGCATGTTCAATCAGGAACCGCTTCGCCATACCAGAAGCGAACTCTCTGGAAAGAGTTGTAAGGTATGACAGCCCTGTCATCTGGAAGAACTTGTCGGTTGCCATCCGTACTTTAGGATCAAGCATGTCGCTATCTGCTTGTGACATCCAGGCGTTCGCTGCGGCTTCTGGCATAACAACACCAATATCGTTTGCGAAACGCTTTGCAGCTTCTCTATCTTTGTACTGGCTCACAACTTCTTTCGCAAACATCGTGAATCCGTTGAACTCTTTAGTCTGCACAATTGATCCGGCGAAATCTGGTATCGACGCAAAGGCTGCAAACGGCAGTAGCGTTACGAGGTTGATCGCTTGCACGTAACTATTGACTGATCTCCAGAACGGGGACAGGTGCGTCACGTTCCCCAAGTATGCATTGAGCACAGCTTCTGCTCGTTCGCGTTCCTGCGGAGGTAAGTCTTCTAACGCTGCAGCCAACTTGTCTGTGCCATCTTTAGCCTTAGTAGCCCTATTCCATTCAACGCGCTTGGTAACGTTATCAAGGTAACTCATCAAAGCGACTTCAGGCTCTTGAACATACTTAGCAGCGAGCAATACGCTAGGGCTAACGTTAGCGGTTAACTGTATCTTAGCCTCGACAGCTTCTGCTGGGCTGAATATTACTTCTTCTTGCTCTGCGTCTTCGTCTGTCTCTTGCGGCTTATCGCTCTCAACTATCTTCTGGTACTTCACTAGGTTACGGACTGTACGCCTGACTGACTTCTCGTTCGCCTGGTCGTCGTTCTCCAGGATTAGTTGGATAAACGCTTCAGGGTCATTCATAACCTCCATCAAGTTAAGCAGGACGGGGAAGTAGTTAGGGCGGAAGCCGATGTCGCTATTGGATGGCTCTATATATTCGCGATGGAACCGCTCTAAATACTCACGCAACTGCTTAGCCTTGCGGTTTTGCAACTCCGCAGTAGGGGTATCGCCTTGCGCCTCTTTCAATGCATTCTGTACTTCTTCAGTAGTCCAGTCAGTACCCAAGACTTTAAATAGCTCTGCTCGCCACTTATCACGAGCTAACCCTCGTGCCTGAACGAACCCCAGACCTGACCTAGAGTTAGAGCGCACATAAAACATATCAGCTACTTCGTTACCAGCGGCGATACGCAGGATAGAATCTGCCCCGTAGATCAAACCGAGAATCTTCAGAGCATTAGGGTTCTTGGCTAAGAACTCGCTCTTCACCTTGTTGAAGTAACGCCTAAAGGCTGCCGCTCTAGCAGCAGCGCCAGTCTGAATATTGATCTGCTCCTTAATCGCTGCTACGACAGCTTTCTGCTCCCAGGAGGGTTCATTAGGTTCAGACACTCCTTCGTTTGGCGGGGGTGGAGGTGGTGGTGTATTGCCAGCGCCACCTTGATCAGCTTCTGCTTCAGGTGCCGGTGCAGGTTCGTCTACTCTTATAGCGCCGAGGGCAGAAGAGGAGGCAATGACCTCACCTCTTTCGTTGTACATGGGGGCGGCTACTGTTTCGCGGTTCGATTGACGCGCTTCGGTGACCCCGTCCATATACTTAGCAAACGAAGGCTTGACCTTATCAAAGCGGCGGAATAGTAACCCGCCTTTTTTACCCATCTCTTGCCAGAGCTTCTTGAACTTTTTGACTACGCTCTTGAAGTGGCTATCAGCCGCGTTCTTAGCGCCAGCCTTATCAGACTGCATGTCTTTCTTAATCCAAGCAGCGACTTGGTCTGCATACCACTCTTCAAAACCAACTTCTTCCCACTGCTTTACTGGTTTACCTTCGTCGCGAGCTTTCTTACGGTCGCGATTAAACGCAGCTATGAGACGTTTATAAAGCGCTTTGTTTGCGATTACGCCATCGATCTCTTCTTTGAACAACGCGTGCCCAAATTCGTGAGCGACCACCATTGCCAAGCCAGCTTCATTTACATTTTTTAGGTCATCAACAAGAATGACATTGCCACCCTCGAAACCCATGAACCGGCCTTTGTTCGTCTTGGATATTAGCTGCCCAGCTAAATTTGACGCCAGGATTTCTGCTGCCTTTCGGTTCGGGACGAGCTTACCTAATGAGTCGAATGCCGCACGCTCTAAAAAGGTGTAAGCCAGCGTCGACTGATCTGACACACTGTCTATATGTCGCGTCATTTTCGGATTAAACAAGCCATCCTTTTGCAGATCTCGGATGAAAGCAGCTACGGCTTCAAGGTCACTGAAATCCAAAGGTTTGGTTTTCTTATCACCGTTCAATCTACGTAGAGCAATTCTTGCTTGGGCAGTGGTCTTTTTGTTGAGGTAGCCAGCTATTGTCTCGCGGAGCTTTTGATCTACACCCTTCATGCTAATAACAGCGGTTGGGACCTTCAGCTTTAAAACGCGAGAGAGGCGATTAGCAAGCATGGAGACTAAATCGTTGACTTGACCAAACGGGAATGAAACCCCTGACACAATACTAACCGCAGGTTTCGCTGTTCTGGCTGGACCTGTCGACGGTGCGCTACCTGCTGGACGATTCTGTACTGAATCTACATTGCGCAGGTCTTGGATGTTTAAATCTGTAAGCGGGATACCATCGTTAGTACGGGCATTGTTTTCCGCCATCTCGTCTGTATTTACGGGAGGCGCGTCTTGTCTTGCTTCACGGGCGTCTTCGTCGCTGACGAGAGTAGTGTTGCCTTGCTCATCGGTAACTTCTTCTAAATTAGTTACCGTTTGTGGGCCAGGAACGTATGGTTTTAACAGGTAACCTAGACTTACAGCGTTACCGCCGCCGTCAAAAGCCACTGTGATTCGGCTTATTTTTTTATCTAGTTCTTTGGTTGGGTCTGCTAAGTTTTCAAGGATTTCAGCGATAGGTACGCCTTGGACGTCTACTTCATAGCCCTGCATCTGTAACTCGCCAAGCATAGCTAGAAGACCCTGTCTTGCTGACTGGGTAGGTCCTTGACCGCTAAAGGTTCCAGTACCTGCCTCTACTAATCTCTTACCTGCATTCATAAGATCAACAGGGTTAGCTGGTTGAGATTTGTTAGAACCAGGCGCTGTGATGTTAATCGTACGGAATTTTTGCTGACTTCTTTTAGCCTTATTTAACTCTAGGCTGATCCACTCTGATTTAGAGACTTCTCTTTCGTTGCCTTTACCGTCTTTAAAACGGATCTTTTCAGTGCCTTCCGTTGTCTGGATCTCGATTCGATACGAACCATCAGTATTAATGGCTATATTTACCACTTCATCGGGTAGAGTTTTCTGCAGCGCGACAGCTCTTCTCAACATGCTGCCAGACATACGCTTGTAGAACGGCGTGCTGAAGTCGATGTCTTCTCCAGTCATAGCTGCGTATTCTGTTCGGGCTTCTTCTACGCCTTCGAAGTTGTTGTCGCCCTCGATAGCCTGATAAGAGTCGACAGTTTTTTCATCTTGCTGAAAAGTATAAGTCCTGGTCTCAGGCTCAAACTCACCATCAAACCTTTCTTCGTTTGTATCCTGGTCAGTCTCAAGGTCATCTGACTGGTCATCGTAGTCATCTTCAAGATCACGTATATCAGGGCCAGCCCGACGTGCTCTATCCGCCATAGCGTCTTCGGTAGACATGAACTCAACGCGTCCGCCGTCTGGCTTTAGCTTTTCAGCGGCAGCTTGTGCTGCTTTTACTGATTCAGGTTCAACAGTCACTGCTTCTTCAGAGACTATGCCGCCATCAGCGTCATACACACGGAAGACCGCTGTCTCCGCGCCAGTCTTAGTTGCGCTATAGCCAAGCGCAGCAGACAGCACAGCATCAGTCGCGCCGCCTTTCACTACGTTATTAACTACATCTATGTCCGTAGAAATTATTGTGCCGCGGCCAGGGACAAAAGCCGCGTAAGCAGTTTGCCCGTTGATATCGATCTTTCTTGGTGTTCTACGCTTAGCGTAACGCGGGTCGGGCTCAGTGCCTGAAATCCAAACAGCTTCTTTTGAGCTAGAAGGATTTAACATAGCAAGTATCTGAGCGTTGATGTCGACTTCAGCTTCTTTTGAAGTCTGGTCTGCGCCTACGTCTGCGATGTCCTGGGTAGAAGCAGCGCGTGTCATGAACTCTTTTATCGAGTCAGACATATCAGCCGCTTTCTCTGCTATCGACGCAGCGCCATTAACTAAGTCACCGCCTGCTATTTCTCGCGCCGCTTGCATGGTGCCTGCACCGCCGCCTGCAAGGGCACCACCACCAACGCTTCCTACAAACAGAGCGTTGAGCCTACGTAAGTTGGCATCAGCTTCAGTGAACGTATCGTCCATTGACATACGATTACGGATCGCAATCTCTTCTTGCGCCAACTCAGCGGTGCCTTCTAGTGCAGCACCTTTTGCGAAGTTCTTACCAGTTGCCTCGGCTAAGCGGCCCATAACTGAGTTAGGGCCAGCTGACTTTCTAGAGGCTTCTCTACTAAGGAGTTTTAACAAACCAACTTCGCCGAATATACCAATAGCCGCTTGTGGCAGGGCAACCAATCCAGCCCTTACAGCTTCTTCTCTGTCGATATCGCGCCCCGATTCCAGGGCTTCACTCACGTTGCTGCCTACTAGCGGCGCGTACTCAGATGCAGACGCACCAGCTAATGCGCCTTGCTTCATGGCCTTGTTTCGTAAATACCCGTTGCGTGCCAAGACATGGGCTTCTTTTGTGGCTTCGAACGCAGCCTGAGCAATCTTCTGCTGATCAGGCGAGGCAGATTTTTTAGTAACCGCTTCGACGGAGTCTTTAATAATATTTTTGACTGCTGACCGGCTTCCGCCTTTGAGCGCTTCTTTACCCAAGAGCATAGCAACACTGCCATAGCCCGCGCCTACAATAGTAGAGGCTACGCTAGCCATCAGTTGCCCTGTGCCAGAAGCTGCCTGTTCAAGCGCGCCCCCGACTGTAGGTTGTTCCAAGAACTCGCCAAAGTTCTGTATCCCTTCCATTGGCATGGCGGCAAATTCTTCTGCAATTCGGGCATTCTCAATAGACGCAGCTACGCCTTTTTTATCGCCCGTAAGCGCACTATATGCTGCGCCCATGTAGCTCATATCAGCAGAGATTTGATCAGCGCCGGAAGCCATGCCACGTTTAAAAGTTTCTACCAAACCTGAAGGGGCAATAGGCGTATTGTAGGTGGAGCTGTCCACCACATCGCCGATACTTAACGCAGAATTTTTACCTAGTGAACCAACAAAACTAGCGACTGCATCGGAAGATGTTGTCTGTCGAGGTGCAGGTTTTTCAGGCTTACGACCTTCTGCCGGTAACATCGTGCTAAAGAAATTAGAGACTGCATCCTGCTTGACTGGCGCACTTGCAGTTGTATTAGTAACCCCACTATTACTTACACCTCGAGCCTGGGCCATCAATGTCGGCGAATACATACTCGTGGCATCAGGTGATTCAAATTGCACCATAGCTGCAATCATCTTTTCCCGAGTATCGGGGTCAGCTAGGTCAATCTTGTCATCAGGATTGATGCCCATTTTGTCGGCAACAAATTTAGCGTAGATAGGTGTGGGGTTATTGTCTTCTGGGGGAGCGAATCTAAAAATAGCCTCGTTGAGGTTATCGATGCCGTGTTTAGCCCCGTAGTTTTTGAGGACGATGTCAGCTGCTCGAAGCCCGCTTACGGGGTCATCAAAAATTGCGTAGTTGTTTGCATCACCACCAGTTTGCCCAACCCAATCATTCGAAGGGTTATAGCGTATGTTTAACCAGTTGTTGTTACGAACTCCGAGATTCGACACGCGATTACCTTTTATTTAGGGACGGTTCTGCCGTTTTCTTCGTTCTTTTTCGCAGCGGCTATCAACAAACCTGCAACGCTAGCTTCGTCGCCTTTTAAGTCTGTAACAGAAACTGCCTGGCTCAGTACCCCATCGCGCACATAAGCAACTTTGGTTACCATGCCTGAAGCATTTTTCTCGGCGACTCGTACGTTGTTTGCATCAAAATTGATAGACCCATTTGGCTCTGGTCTAAATATATCTTTGAAGTTCTCGCCACTAAAAGTGCCATTCGGATCTGATGCTGCCTTTGCCTGCATATACAGACCTAGCATTCCGTTCAAGGCAACCATGCCAGCTTCTGCCTCTAGTGGGCCCTTGGCACGCATCAAACGGGTAGTGAAGCCTGGGATGCGTCGAGCTATCTTTAGAGCATCATCGCCGTCCGCTTCAAATTTTTTGGCGGTGGGATTGCCCTTTTCATCCATCAAACCCAAATCCTGCTGGATTTTCAGAATACCTTCAGCTCCTTTTTGAGCAATCCCTTCTGCTTGAGTACCGTCATACTTAGCGGCTTCCAGTTCGAGTGTCGCACGCGCTGTTGCAGCTTGTGACCTGGCTGAATTAATTTGTTCTTGCTGTAGTACGCCTACATTCTGATCACCGCGATCAATCAGATTCTCAATCTTTTGGGCAATACCAGCTTTTACATTGGTATCGCCTTCAGCGGTAGCGCCTAACACCCAACCGAGCATCAGACCCTCTTGACGGTTTATCTCTCCGCGCTCTATCGCTGCTGCTAGCTGAGTATCGTTATCAATACCTTTGGATTTCAAGAAGGTGTCAATCTGAGTTTTCTGTTCTTCTGTCGGGTTAGCTGTCTTTTTCAATATAGCATCCCGCACATTCTCAGCTGTAAGTTCAAACGGAGGGGGCGCAATAACTGGATCTGAAGGAGTCGGCGCTGGTCCACCCACGCCTGTGCCTTTCGGTACACGGCCTGCCTGAGTCTTAGTGGTGGGAGGGTTATACATCCTATCAACGCGATCAGCTGTGATAGGTGTCGACTCACGCTCGATTGCTGCTTCGTTTGCCTCACTGCGTTCCGTGTAATTGGGGCTCTCATTGTTAAAGTCAGTGATCTCTGACATACCCAACTTCCGACCTAGCCAACTTTTTTGAAGAGACTCAAAACCTTCGGCTACCGCTTCAAAAGGAGCAGAGCCCAGATCATAAAGGCCAGCGCCCACACGTCCGACTGTCTGGTCAAACAACTTGCTTTTATTCTGGCCTGACTGCAGCCTCTCAGCGACTTCCGCTTGTTCGTCTGGTGTCAGAGCTTCCCACTTCTCCCGTGTCACACCTTCCGCTCGTAAGCGTTCTCCGAGTGAACCTTCAGGAAAGGCGTCGCTTGCCTCAAGTTTCTCAGCAAATATTGCGTTTGCGGTTGCTTGGCCTTCGGCTTTTAGCGCTTCAGGATCTCCGCCAACACTCTTATACACATTCAAAAGTGCATCGAGAGCACCTTCTTCTTCAATATCAATATTATTTATCTGCTGATAAAACTGCGCGCGCGCGTCTTGGTTCTGGATTTTTTGAGTCGCAAGGTCTAGCGCTTGCTGTTTAGCCCTGTTGGCAACGATATTCTCTGCAGTAGATAGAAAACTACTAGTGTTTTCTAAACCGCCGTCAGTGATTGCCGCTTGATAGCGCGAATTTATAGTGTTCTCAACGTCTTCTGGAGAGAGCTTTACTACGTCGGTGTTTTCGGCGCTTCGGCCAACGGTCATGGGTACAATTTCTTTCGTGTCAAACCGCTCGACCATTGGTGTGTATGAGCCGTCAGCATTCTTGTCGACGCGCACTACGGTAGAACCAACGGTTTCTCCGTTTTCATTCGTAAACTTGCGGTATTCTTGACTTGCGTCATCGTTAAACATTTCGACAGCAAGATCGGGGCGCTGTTCAAGTAACGTTAGACCGTCTGTCTTATTCCACTCTTTGCCCGAGCCGATAGCCGCATTGATGTTGCCGACAGTAGTCCGCGCTTTATCTTTTCGCGCTATGCGAGCGGCATCTGCGTTGTAGTTGTCTTGCTGCTCACGGTTAATTTTAAGGGCTTCACGCTGCCGCTTTTTATCGTATTGATTTGCGAACGTTTGTTGGCCTGTTTGTAATGCTGCTAATGAGCCTGCTAAAAGAGACATAGTTCGCTACCTTAAAATGCAAACGCGAAGATGGCTGCGGAAGCGAGACCACCGATCGTGCTATAAGTTTGTGCTTTTGACGCAGCCTTGGCCTGGTCGTAAGCATTTTTTCGTTGGGTCGCGCTCTGCGCTACACCCTGCATCTGGCTCAATGAAGAACGGTTAACGCCTTGACCGATATTAATCAGGTCACCGATCGCGGCTTGGTTAGCTTCTTTCTGAGCAATGCGAGCGTCGTTTACAGACTGTGCAAGTCCCAAGTTATTAGCACGAGCCAAACCTCGCTCTTGTTGCTGACGCTGTGCGGGGGTCAAGTTGACTCCGTAACGTGCTGCGTTACGGTCAGCAACGCCCGCCATCAAACCTTGCGCCTCTGCAGCATTAGTTCGTGCGTCATCAATTAGCGATGTATCGTTTTGTGCTCGGTCTAGTAGATCTTCTTCAAACTGACGATAGTTTTTGACGTAGTCGATATAATCGTTACGTGTAATAGATGCATACGCTTTGTCTGGGTCACTTACGCCTGGCAGTTGACTTACGTAATCACCGCCTTGGTAGTTGAAGTTTCCAATACCCTGCATTCTTGATAACTCCTTAGTATGGGCTAGTGTTCATAAAGTCTGAGTAGCCGAGACGATTACCGAAGCCTTGGACCTTGTTACCGTCGTCATCGCGCGGGGTGAAGAACGAACCTTTCTCGGTTCGCATGACGTTCCCGTTTGCGTCTTTCATTGGGGTTTTGCCATCGGCCTGCATCTTAACTTTGCCACCAGACTGCATGTTCTTAGCGCCCTGCAAAACCAGAGAAGTAGCTACCTGTCCGAGGGCTCCCATCTTCGCTTCGCGTTCTGTCTGTTTCGCTTTAGCCTGAGTCAATACTCTCGATGCGCCCATGCTGGCCGCTGAACCCATACCAGTTTGTGCATCAGCAGCTTGCCCGCGAGCAGTGCCTAATACGCCTAACTGCATGTTGTTCTTGATACCCAAGCCAGTTTTATCAGCTGCCGCAAGTTGAGCCTGATAGGCTTGCGCTTCCGCTCCACCACTTGCACCGCTCGCAGCGCGGTCATAACTCGCTTTACCTGCCAACGTCTGCATTGTGTCGGCATTGGCACGACCACGCAGCACATCCGCTGAATCATCAGTTTGTGACGCGTCGCGCATCTTTTGTAGCAGCGGGTCATACTTCTCTTTGAAGTATTTGTTTTCGGCCATAGCTACAGCTGCTGACGCTTTCTCTGCTGCTGACGGTTGATAATCTTTTTGTTTTGGTTTGCTACCCATTACAGTTCTCTCGTATAAACCACGGTGTCTTTCTTCCATCCTTCAGCCACGAAGTAATCCTCTAGTGCTGAAACTGGTGTCCTGGTTTCAAGGTTCTTAAAACCACTGTCTCTGGCTAGCTGGGTAAAGAATGGTAGGTACCTAATCGCGCAACTTTGTCCGCGGTTCTTGGCCCATGCCAACCAAAGTAAAAATGTCCTAGCCCCTGTAAACTCATCCCGCTCTGCGGTAGTAATTACAAACCCCTCTGGTGCTACCCAAAGGTGGGCTTCTTCGTTCAGACAAGCTGCATATACATCTTCTGGTCTAAACGTAAGCTGAGCCTGCTCAGCTAAAATCTCTTCTATGCCACGTTTTACCCAAACCCACTCTTCACGTATGTGGGCAAGGATTGGCTTATCCGCCGTTGCCGTATCTTCTGCGTCTTGTGCGCCAAGCGCCTGATGATCCGCCATACTTAACACTCCTGTGGACTGCGGTGTCAGCGTTGCGCGACCTGCGCTCCGCGGCTTCTACACCTTGATTAAATAACTGCCCATAAACTGATGCGCCTTGTAGGTCAGACCAGTCTTTGTTTGGGATTCTTAGCAAGCGGAATAACGCGCCGTTGATGATTGTGTCTCGATAATCATTCATTACGTCGTTATCACACGCTGTGCTCGTGTGAGTAGGTCTTAGGACTGCACGGATAATCGTGCTACCTACAACAGTTGCTGATGGAATTGGCGCCAGTATGAAAGTAGCCGAGCTCTGCTGAATGAAATATTCGGGCACACCAGAATCTTCGCGCCACTTTGGTAATCTCTGCTCAAGCAGCGTGGTGGTCGTTGGCTCTAGGTCTTTACCTTGATGCGTAACCCACAGGATCTTCCGAACAGATGTCCCTGATGGTGCCTCAAGGTCATACTCAAATAAGTTGGATATTGTGGTGACAGGATCTAACTCCGCCTGGTAGACACTGGCGCGTTCACAAAGCTCGACAACCGCTGCTCGAATGTTATTTTCGATTAGTGTGTCGGGGCAACCTGGAACCATAGGAAGTATTTCAGGGAGTAGCGCCTCGTAAGAAATCGCCATGCTTTATACCATCTGTGATTGTTGCGCTGACCTGCGTTCGATGTTTGGGTTTGTTACCGCGTCGATCTGACCTTTACCTGTTACAGAAGCTGTAAACAACTGGAAGTGGCTAGAAGCGCGCTGTTGATTACCCGCGTACTCAGCATCCTTCATGTAAGCCATATACAACACGTAGTTCAAAACAGCATTAGCGAATATATCGGGAATCGATAAATTATCTGACTGAGCAACAGTGGCTGGGTTGGAGCTATAAACAATTTCTAAGAAAGCGTTGCCATCAACACCAGGGTATACGTAGAAGTTTCTTGGGTTTTGCTCTTCATACACGTAGTGCTTAACAATATTAGTGTGCGCTGCATCACCAGATACTGACGGGTCGTGCCAGTCTGGGGTTTGTCCGTTAAGAACTTCTGCATCTACAAGCCGTACTGAGCGCTTACCTGTGCCGTTAGAGGCTGCAGACATATTGCGTATTACCTTGAGCAAGCGGTTACCGCCTGACGGGATCTCTTGCTTAGTACCGTCTACCAAAGTAATAGTAGTGTTTGTTGCACTAGCATCGGGCTTTAGTAAAGCAATCTCTCGCTGCGCATCATTAATCCACAAAACCAACTCGCCGACTACTGGCCATCTAACGCCTGTAGTGTCTTGAAGTACTGTTTGCGCTCTGTCAATAACGCTTTGAACTG